TTGACTCTTTCCGAGGATGCCTCCCCAGTTCGTCCTTGCGGGACTAAAGGTTTTTCGGATAATTACACATCGACTTGGGATCTTTGTGTGCAATGAACGGCTCATTACTATGTAGTCACCTTTCATTCAAACCTGACGGACACTTTTCCATTATTACTTTTTAGAGTTTACAGCCTAATGTAAATTAATGTTGTGTGTCGTGGATTGTGAAAGTAGTGGTCCGCCAACCGAGCCAACCCATCTTTTGAACGAGTCGATACTCAACTACTCTCTGAAATGTCCCCATCTCCATATTTCAAGATTACTTCGAGATTTAACCTTTGGTAAGGTTTAATCAAGGTTAATAACAGCACCACCTGTACATTAACATACCTTTCGGTTTTAAGTATCCTATTATATTGGAAAACGCAATAATAAAGTCGGATAACTCTATGTTTTACATATTTCCTACGGGTTATTCCTATTGGTGTTCCCACCTCAATCAGACGACCCACATCGCCCAATCACCTAACCACTTTCCCTACAGCGTTGCCCTCAGTACTAAAGGTTAAACGGTATCCCGCTTGTGTACTCGACCTCATTCTCATAAGGCGCAAACGAATTAACACAATTCATTCACTTTATCCCACTTTCGTGGTTTATTTTCAACTACCCCGAAGGATAGAAGCCACCGAAGTGGATGGATCATACACGACCCAATTGACCTAATAATTTTCTACACTTAAAGAAAGGGAGGTGTTAATTCACTTTATTTAATTGTGTCAACCTTTCGGTCGGTCTATAAATCAAAGAACGTTTTTCTTTTTCACATTTGAATACCGAGTATCTTTCATCACCTTTAAGTTTCAAATGTTTTACAAAGTTATAACATTTTTTTTAATCTGTCAAGTACTTTGTCAATTTTTTTTAGTTTTTTTCTATGAAAACATCAAAGGTTCCATTTTTTCTAGCCATAATGTTAGCAAATTCAAAATTAGGTGTATAAACCTTTTCTCCTTTGTTATTAACATATGAATAGATTTCAACTACTTCGTTTGTTACTTCAGACATATCTTATTATTTCAATCTTTTATACAAATCAGAACGTTTCCTGATTGTTTTACAAATATAAAAACTTATTTTGTATTAATCAAATAAAAATATAGAAAATTTGTCAGAGGTAAGTATAAATATATCTTAAATTAGTAAAAGTCATAGTTTTTTGTAAAAAATTGAAAGATTTTCATTAGATATTAGTTTTTTTACCTCCATTTTGTCCCAAAACTTTTCGGCGTTAGTGTTGTTTGAGTTAATATGAAATAAAAAGTACTCTACACCTAATTTTCTACATTCGTCAAAAATAATATTACAAAGAGTTTTACCGTAATTTTTTTTTCTATAATTTTCTTTTACATATAAATTAAAAGCAATTATAGTATTTGTAGAATTAAATAAAGGATAATCAGGTAATAATTTAAAAAATTCGTAATGTATTGTACTTAATGAATCAAAATTATATATTTTAAATGATGCTATTTTTTCATCATTAAATAGATAAAACTCTTTGCCGTCTTTAGTGTTAACGTCACCACATTTACCTATAAAGTAGTCCATATAAAAAATATACTAAAAAATTTTAAAACTTTAATAGTTGTAGTCCTATATTTTTATATTTTCCTTTTAACGGTATTTCTAAAACTTTATTTCCCGGAAAGTTATAATCTTTTTGGGGTATCATTAATTTCATATGTCCGGTATTGTCTATACCAACTAAAGGGAAATCAACATTTTGCATTGTAATATTACCACTTTCTATCACAGTACATTTACCCGGATGATCCCATTGTCCTCTATCACTAATAACACAATCTAATTTATTAATCACATGATTCCATTCTGACTCAGATAATGTTTTTTCTTTATTAATGTGTTTTTTTAATAATCCAAAAACGTCTTCTTTTTTATTGACAGATTCTTTTAGTCCTTGTTGTGATTGTATTTTATCGTTTAATACTCTAACAATTTCATCTTGTATATCTTTAACCAAATCATTTGTAGTTCTTTGATTTTCAACTTTTTTATCCCCTCCTTCTTTTTTAATTTGGTTTAAAGCCATTTCAATTTGTTTTTCAGATAACTTTCTGAATCTTAAAAGTTTTGATCTAATATCATTAACAAAATTATTTTTCCCTTCATAATTAGCGATTGGTAGTGTTTCTTGTGGTAAATCTTTTGTATAAGGTTTATCGTATCCGCTATATAAAAAATTAATTCCAGTAATATTTGTTATACATTTGTGTCCTCCTGAATTCGCCTTTAAAAAATCATAACCATTAACAGTTGTTCTATTTTTTTCATCGGTTTTGTACGATTCAGTTCCACCATATATTGCTTCCATATCTTTTGGTGTAAACCCGACAGATCCTTCTTTCGCCTTTCTTTCTGCGATTTTTTTAATTAAACTATATGGTAAATTTATTTTTTCTAATTCAGGTTTAAATTTTTCTAAAACTTGATCTTTAATTTCACCTAAATTCACACCTTTTAATGATCTTTCTTCTTTAAATGGGTTACACGATGCTTGTACCAACCCTACAGGAGAACCGATAGCCGTAACTAAAAAATCGGCATCAGGAAAATTTTTGAATGGCGTATATCTATCATAAGAACCGTGTTTCATGTTTCCTAATCCAAATTGTTTTATAATATTTCCAATTCTTTCAACAACACCCTCAGCTTTACGTTTTTCAATATAAGCTTCTTGATTTTTTATCATTTTTTCTGGAGTGGCATATCCTTGTTCTATTGCCATCTTTTTTAGATTATTCATAATACTAAGTAAAGATGGTTTTGAATTTAGAACCAAAGTCTCCATAAACCTATTTTGGTTTTTGTATGCTAATAACAATTTATTCACAACAAGACCCATTAACATTTTATTTCTTTTTAATGTTTCGTCTTTGTCGTACTTATACACAAAATTCATAACCATATCTGGTGTTATTTTGTGTTCAATAAAATTTGCAGAATCAACTGTAGAAATTAAAAGAATGTCGTCAGCAGAAAATATTTCTTTAGGGGACAATATTTGAGATATTGTTTCCACATTTGATCTTGAATGTCTAAAACTAGTTGCGGTGTCTTTTTCAACTCCCGCTTGTGAATCATGATGGTCAGTATGTATAACAAACATTGGTTTACCGTGAGCAAAATCCACAAGGACCGGCATCACATCACCTTCTCCTTCAGGTTTTTTAATTGCAAACTCTTTATCACCGTATTGTATTACTTCGGCATCAACAACTTCAATTCCGTGTTGTTCTAAATAGTTTTTCATTGCTATTGCCGTAGTAACACCATCTAAATCTTGGTGAAAGTATATTTTAGCCTTTTTGTATCTTTTTGCAATATTATTAATATCACGAATACCTGATTCTTTTATTAGTCTTTTCATACATAATAAATATGAATTAAAACAAAAAAACCAACATTTACTGTTGGTCTTCTTTTATTTCTTCTAACTTTTTAAAGTATTCAACTCTTGTTTTTGCAACTTCCGTATAGTTTGGTGATAGTTCTATTCCTAACCACCTTCTTCCGAGTATTTCCGCAGCAACTAAACTAGTGCCGCTACCGGCAAAAGGATCTAACACGACATCATTTTTATATGATAATATTTTAATTGCTTTCGTTGGTATGTCCATAGAAAACGTCGCCTTAGTTAAGCTCTTCGTATCTGCGAAATAGTTCCACTGACCGAACACAAGTTCCATAAACTCTTTCTTATCTGTTTCATCGTAAACCATTTTTGTTCTTTTTGTACCATCTTCATTTTCAATCTCTGTTGGTACTCCTTTCCATTGTGGTTCCCCTTTTGTTAACTTCTTTGGGGAGTTCTTATATGCTATTATTATACATTCTTTTGGGTTATATATATACGGTTGACTACAACTCATCCAAGATCCCCAAGCAGTGGTCTTACTTCTATGTGGAGAATCTTCTTCCAAATCAATAAGTCCGAACCATTTAAATCCAATTTCTTTCATCACATTCCAAATTTCAGAGACAATAAACACTCTACCCCCTCTATCCTTTAAATTAACTTCAAACGGAACATTAACACATATTCTACCATCATCTTTCAACACCCTGAACGACTCTTTTAACCATTTTTTTGAAAAATCTAAATATTCTTCTATTGTAGTATTATCATCATACACATCGTATGATATATTAACAGAATATGGTGGACTAGTGATTATTAAATCAATTGAATTTTCAGGAAGTTTTGACATAACCTCCACGCAATCCCCATTTATAATTCTATTTGTTTCTATCATTTTTTTACTTATTTTAATAATTCTGATTTATATTTTTTTAAGAAATTATAACAAAAATCAATCATATCGTCAACTCTTTGTCCTGGTGGTTGTGATTTAACCCATAATTCAAGATTCTCTTTAGAATTATCATTCCTAATTCCATTCTTATGATGTACTTCTTCATTTGGTTCTAAATATCTTCCTAATATTTCTTCCATAATTAGTCTATGTTCCAACACATAACCTATTATGTTATTTGGGTGTTCGGGTGAGTATTTTCTCACATACCCTGATTTCATTATAATTCTTCCACCTTTCCAATTATGGTTTTCCTCTCCTTTTCGTATACAACCACAAGATAAATGTTTACCTCTCCTAAGAGAACCTGTTGATGCCACAACTTCATTCCCACAATCACACTTACATAACCAATGATTAAAATGTTTACTACCATTATGACTAACTCTTTTTAATGGGGTTAGTTTTCCAAATTTTACCCCCTCAATATCAATTCTTTTTATTTCTGATATTCTTTTTTTAACAAAACAACCACAAGACTTAGAATTACCACTTTTTAAATGATGTGCCCTAACATCTTTTATGTTTCCACAATCACACTGACATTTGTAATATCTTTCACCTTTTTTACTTTCAAAATCAGATAATGATAATATAGTCCAATAGTTGTATTTTTCACCAATTTGTAATTCAAGTTTTTTCATAATATGTGTTTATATATAAATATCCCCATACTATGATTTTTACAACATACTACAATATTTTTTCTTCTAAACTTTTAATATGATAATCCAAATAAAATTTTGCCTTTTTTAAATCTTCAAGTTCTTTTTTTGGATCTTTTTTTCCTGCTCTTGAGATGTATTTAATTGTATTTCCTAAATTAAATCCTAATTGCCAATTATCTATCACCTTTATCGTTTCATAAACATTATTTCCTCCTCCGTAATGTTCTGGATGATTTACTTGCTCTTTACTCATATAGTCCTAATTCAATTAAGTATGATCTCACTTTTTTACCTAAATCCATATCGTTAGGATGTTTTTTTGCCAAATTTCTAATATCAGAATAAATCTGTGTACAGTTTTCTAATTTTTTTTCTGTGTGAGATAATGGTTGTTTGTACCCATACTCTTTTTCTTGTCTTAACTCGTTTAACGATCTTTGTTTAATATTTCCCATAACTTTTTATTTTAAAAATAATAAATTAGATTTTGTTTGTCAAATTTTTATGTTTAATAATCTTTGACTGAATCATGTAGTTCATTATTTTTCTTTTTGCTATAGGTATTAGGGTTTCTTTGAGTGGGTAGTTATTATTATGATTAATTCTAAATACAATTAATTTTCCATGAACGGTTTTGTCCTGTAAGTTTTTAATTAAAGATTTTTTTACTTCTTTTAATTTTTCATCAAAATCACCTTTAGGACAATCGCAAATTCTTTTTATGTGACATTTTGTTTCTAAACCATCTTTTTTAATAGGTTTAATCAAAAACTCATATAGGTATGTTTTATCTTTGTAATCTAAAAAAAATAACCCTTGTTTTGGTTCAATGTTTTTTGGGTTTTGTACAACTTCAA